TCAATTCAGAACCAACATCTGAAACAAACCCATATTATAGATTATTCTCACGTAAATTTACTATGGTTCTCCAAGGAGGTTTTGATGGATGGGATATCTATACTGAAAGAAGAACAAATTCAGATAGATTTGTATTAGGAAGAAGTGGATATTTGGCAGGAGCATGTGTATCAACAACATATCCATTGGCTACAGGTACAGGAATGTTTAAACAAATCACTGTAGGTGAAAATAGTGTGGATTGGGCAAACACTGACTACTACGCATACTTGCTAGGTCAACAAACCTTCTCAAATCCTGAGGCAGTTAACATCAATGTGTTTGTTACACCTGGTATTGACATTGATAACAACAGTAATCTTGTAGAATCAGCAATTGACATGATTGAGAATGACAGAGCTGACTCAATATACATTACAACAATTCCTGACTTTAATTTGTTACAACCATCAACATCTATGGATAATTTATACTACCCACAAGAGGTTGTAGATATTTTAGAAACTGCAGGTATTGATTCAAACTATACCGCAACTTACTATCCTTGGGTATTAACTCGTGATACTGTTAATAACACACAAATTTATCTTCCAGCAACTGCTGAAGTAACAAGAAACTTGGCATTAACGGATAACATTGCGTTCCCATGGTTCGCAGCCGCAGGTTACACAAGAGGATTGGTAAACGCTATCAAAGCTCGTAAAAAGTTAACTCAAGAAGACAGAGACACATTGTACAAAGGTAGAATTAATCCTATCGCAACTTTCAATGATGTAGGTACTGTTATTTGGGGTAATAAAACTCTTCAAATTAGAGAGTCGGCATTAGATAGAATTAACGTTAGAAGATTGTTGTTACAAGCACGTAAGTTGATTTCAGCGGTGGCGGTAAGATTATTGTTTGAACAAAACGACGCGGTAGTTAGACAACAATTCTTAGATTCGGTTAATCCAATCTTAGATTCTATTCGTAGAGACAGAGGTTTATATGATTTCAGAGTTACAGTTCAAAACACTCCTGAAGATTTAGATAGAAACCAAATGATAGGTAAGATTTACATCAAACCAACTAAAGCTCTTGAATTTATTGATATTGAGTTCTTAATTACTCCAACTGGAGCTTCTTTTGAGAACATCTAATATTAAACAATAATTATAAAAACCCCCTTATTGGGGGTTTTTTATTTTAAACAATATTTATACAATATGAAAAGAATTTTTGAAGGTTTCACAGAAGAGGGTACTCCTGATTTAAAATATTATGCATTTGATTGGGATGATAATATAATGTATATGCCAACTAAAATTATCTTAAAAGAAAAAAATGGTAAAGAGGTTGGTATGGGTACACATGATTTTGCCAAATACCGTACATTAATTGGAAAAGAAGAGTTTGAATATAATGGTAATACTATTGTAGGATTTTCAGATGACCCGTTTAGATATTTTGGTGAAAAAGGTGATGAAGAATTTTTGATTGGTTCTTTGATGGCAAAAAAGGGTCCGGCTTGGAGTGACTTTGTTGAGGCAATAAATGGAGGGTCAATTTTTTCAATTATTACCGCAAGGGGACATCACCCAAATACATTAAAAAAGGGGGTAAAACAGTTAATTGATGGCGAAATTGATGGAATTTCCAAACAAGAAATTGTTAAAAATTTAAAAAAATATAGAGATAAAGTTAAAGGACTCCCAACTGAAAAGTTAGATGACAATACACTTATAAATTTATATTTAGAAATGTGTCAATTTTATCCTGTTACACATGGTGAAGGAAGTGCGACAAGTCCTGAAGATGGTAAAGTTAAAGCTATGAGAAAATTTATATCATATGTCAGACAACAGGCAAAACTTTTACAAAAAGACGTAGAAATGATTGACGATGTATCTAATTCGTTTGTACCACAAATAGGTTTTTCAGATGATGATGAAAGAAATTTACAAGCTATGATTAATAAATTATCAGATGATGAAGAAAAATCTTTAAAAATGTACACTACTAAAACTGGTGAAAAAAAGGAATTTCAAGGAACTAGTAATGAAGACTAGTACAAATATTTTAATAAAAAAAGAAAAGTAAATAGATTTTTCTTTTGTGATATATTTATAAGAGAATAAAACAGAAAAAAACAAAAAGAAACTATGGCTGATTTGCTGATGAAAATGCCGATTCCCTACGAACCGAAAAGGCAGAATAGATTTATATTAAGATTTGATTCTTCTTTGGGAATCAATGAATGGTTTGTAGAATCTACAAGTAGACCACACATCACAATCGGTGCTACTGAGATTCAATTCCTAAACACATCTACATTCGTAGCAGGTAGATTTAACTGGCAAACAATTAACGTAACATTCCGTGACCCAATTGGACCTTCTGCTGCTCAGGCACTTATGGAATGGGTTCGTTTACATGCGGAATCTGTAACAGGTCGTATGGGTTACGCTGCGGGTTATAAGAAAAACATTGACTTAGAAATGTTAGACCCGACAGGTGTTGTTGTTGAAAAATGGTTGTTACAAGATACGTTCTTAACTGACGTTAACTTTAACCAATTATCTTATTCACAAGATGGATTGGCAACTATCACGGCAACTTTAAGACCTGATAGATGTATCTTAGTTTACTAATATAAAAAAATATTTTTTAAAAACCTCACATATGTGGGGTTTTTTGTTTACTATGGATTAATGTTAGATTACTTTAATTAATAAAATACAAACAAATATGGACTCAAGAGAAGCCGGACAAATGAATTTTAATTTACCTCACGATATAGTGACACTACCAAGTGGAGGTAAATTTTATAAAAATAAAAAGAAAAGTGTTAAAGTTGGATTTTTAACTGCTTCAGATGAAAATCATTTAGTTAATATTAAAAAAGCTGACTCACAATCAATCATAAATGCAATTGTTAGAAACAAACTTTATGAGCCTGACATGAAACCAGAACAAATGTTAGATGGGGATATCGAAGCGGTTTTGGTATTTCTTAGAAACACTTCATTTGGTCCTAATTATAGTATACCTGCAATTGACCCCGCAACTGGTGAGTCATTTATTGCTAATATCGACCTATCTGAGTTAGATATTAAAAAAACTAAAGAAGAGCCTGATGGTGAGGGTTTGTTTATTACAACATTACCTAAAAGTAATGTATCCGTTAAATTAAAACTTTTAACATTTGGTGAAGATTTAGAAATTGAAAGACAAATAGAAGGTTACCCACAAGGACTTACTCCACCAAGAATTACAAAAAGACTATTAGAACAGATTGTTGAATTAAATGGTACAAGAGATAAAGGTGAAATATCTAAGTCAATTGAAAAAATGCCAATTACTGACTCAAAATATATTCGTAATTTTTTGAGTGAAAACGAGCCAAGATACGATTTAACAAAAGAAGTTATCGCCCCGTCCGGAAAAAAGGTATCCTTGAGGATAGCCTTTGGGGTGGAGTTTTTTCGGCCTTTCTTCTGATTACTACGAAGTACAAATGAATGAGTTTCTTTTATTATCAATGAAACTCAATATGTCCTACGAAGATTTCTTACTTATACCCGTATTCCAAAGAAGGTATTTAATTAATAAATTAGTTGAAATGAATACTCCTAAGGAATAAAAATTTTTTTTTAGTTATTTATATGTATGGGATTTTTAGAAGATTTAGGTTCGGGTCTTAAAGATGTATTGGATGCATTTGTTGGCTCATTAGGAAGCTCTCTTAAAGAAAGTATAAGTACTGATGTTATATTAGACAACTTAGATAGAGTTGACGTAGGTATGACTCAGATTATAGGTGGGATGGGTGCTGGCCGAGAATTATCCCATTTAATAAAGTCAAATATTGCCGGTGCGTACACCAACGTCAAACTTTTAGGTGGTGATTTAGAAAACATTGTACAACAACAACAAAATCTAAATGACAGTACTGGTAGACAATTAATATTACAAAGAGAATATCACGACGATTTATTTGCGACAACTAAAGTAACTGAACAATCCGCTCACGAATTGATTACGGCATTTGATAATGCTGGTAAGTCAGTTTATGACATTAAAAATACAATGGAAGGTGTTGTAAATCAGTCAAGGTCATTAGGATTAAATGCTACCGAAGTATCAACACGAATGGTTGCTAATCTTGAAAAGATGAACATGTACGGATTTGAAAGAGGTGTTGAAGGTTTG